AACTTACGTTGATTTGGATGGTACTGCCAAAAATGAGGTAGAATTAATTTCTCGTTACAGAGAAATGGCAATGCAACCAGAAATTGAGTCTGCAATCGATGATATTATCAATGAAGCCATATGTCAAGATGACGATGGCAAAACAATAAAGATTGTTCTTGATGATTTACAACAACCAGATAAAATCAAGAAAGCAATCAAAGCTGAATTTCAAACAGTTTTAAAATTAATGAATTTCAATAATATGGCTGCGGATATTTTCCGTAGGTATTACGTTGATGGACGTATGTACTATCACATCATTATTGATAGAGAAAAACCTCAAGAAGGAATCAAAGAATTACGATATATTGACCCTAGAAAATTACGCCGTGTTCGTGAAATCAAAAAGAAAAAGGATGAACGTACCGGTGTTGATATGATGAATGTTATCAACGATTACTACATCTACAATGACAAAGTTATATCAGGTTCTTCGTCAAATTATGGTCCTGTTGGAGTCAGAATCACTCCAGATTCTATTATCTCTGTTGTATCCGGTCTTATGGACTCTAGGCGCTCTGTGGTACTGTCTTATCTCCACAAAGCAATTAAGCCTTTAAACCAGTTACGCATGATCGAAGATGCTACAGTCATCTATCGTATTTCAAGAGCACCAGAACGCAGAATTTTCTACATCGACGTTGGTAATCTACCAAAGTTAAAGGCAGAACAATATCTTCGTGATATCATGGTAAAATACAAGAATAAACTTGTATATGATGCTAACACAGGTGAAGTTCGTGATGATCGTAAGTTTATGTCAATGATGGAAGATTTCTGGTTACCCCGGAGAGAAGGTGGCAAAGGCACAGAAATCTCCACTCTACCAGGCGGACAAAACCTAGGTGAACTAGAGGATGTAAAGTATTTTGAGCGTAAACTATACAAATCACTCAATGTTCCTATTTCCAGACTTGAACCTAATCAAGGATTCTCAATTGGTCGTGTCGCAGAAGTCACCAGGGACGAATTAAAGTTCTCCAAGTTCGTAGATAGACTACGCAACAAATTCTCTGATGTGTTCGACCAGGCATTGCGGGTACAATGTGTACTCAAAGGTATTTGTACCGCAGATGAATGGGATGACTTTAAAGAACATGTGTACTTTGATTTCATTCAAGACAACAACTTCACAGAGTTAAAAGACGCCGAATTGATGAAAGAAAGGCTCGATCTTTTAGGTGCTGTCGATCCTTACACCGGCCGTTATTACTCACAAGCATGGATTCAACGTAACGTTCTTCGTATGACAGATGATGAAATTGAAGAAATGCAGAAAGAAATTGATATGGAAAAAGAAGCAGGCCTTGGAATACCTGTTGAAGTTACTAATCAGGTAGCGTCACAACAAATGGTGGGCGACATTGAAGCTGAACAACAAGCTGGCATGGCACAACATCAAGCCGGACTGGATGCCCAATTAGCTAAGGCCGAATCTGGACAAATTACAAAAAGTAAAAATCCAGTAGCAACAAAGAAAAAGGATGATCGTCCAAGTAAGATAGATTATCCAAACCCACAGTTTGAAGACCAAGAGTCTGGTACGTTCATTAAACTGAAACAATTACTATAAATAATCTTATTTGGAGATAAAAATGTCTGGAACAAGAACCATTATTGATTTTGCAGTCGGTGATCAAGGAAAAGAAATGCGTGATGCTCTGTATGCAGAAATTCACGACCGGGTAATGTCACACATCGAAGACAAGAAAAAGGAAATTGCACAAGGCATCTTTGCAAATGAAGAAGTTGTGTCTGAAGCACATGACGATGAAGAAGATGATAAGAAACTTGTCAAAAAGATGGTTAAAAAAGACTGCCTAACTAAAGAAGGTATTGAAGATACTGAAGATGAATACGACGAAGAATATGATGATGAGGAAGATGAAGAAGATTATGAATGGGATGATGAACTTGCAGAAGAACTTTCACAGTATACTGTAGAAGAAATCCAAGAATTCATGCAAACTGAAGATTTTGAACAATTGGACGAACTTTCTAAATCAACTATGGGAAGTTATTTACAAAAGGCATTGAGCCAAAAGATGAGTGGAAGTGGAAAAAAAGATAGACTTCCTGGTATGCAGAAAGCATACAAAAATATAGCATACAGAAAGACAACAACAAAATAATGAAATCCTTCAAGGAATTTAAATCAAATATTGTGGAGGCCAAGGATAAAAGCTTGGATCCTCCCAATATTTTGATTATGCGTAGACAATCCATAAGGATGTATCCCAATCAACAAAGGGTTGCTTTGTACTTTGTGGATAAAATAAATAAATATATTACTGTTCCATATACTGCTTCACAATGGTCTTCTTCGGGACCGCCAGTAGAGGAAGAATTTCAACCAGAAGAAGAAATTAAGGATTAAAAATGGCAAACAAATTCACTTATCAAGTATTGAGAGATACTGTAACTGATACCGTTATTAAATTAACCGGTACTTTTGACGGAACTTCTGGTAATGAATCAAATAATTCAAGAATTCAAGCAAACACTTTATATGGTGCTTTAGATGCCAACGGCGTACCATTGAGAAGCTCATTAAGTGTTAGTAATACTGCACTCGGTTATTATGATCTTCAGCTAACTGGATTGAAGTATTATGTAAACTTCGCTCAAGCTGCGCCATTAGGATCAGTTGAAGTTTTTTGGAATGGGGCCGGCGCTACTCCGGCCGCTCAATATGCAAATTCATCAACCATTTTCCATCTAAACTCACAAGGTGAATTTGGTTTAGGTGAACAACTACCTTCAATTCTAAACAATTCTGGAAACACAATTATTGGGGCTGCAAGTATAGGAAACGGAGACATGGGTGTATATACCTATGGTGCAACAGCTAATGCAGCATATACTTTGATTATTTCTTTCCGTAAAAATAACGCTCAATATCAACGTGGTCAATTCAACGATCCGGCGGCATTCAATTTCGGCCCATACAGCACAAGACCATAAGAGTTACAATAATGAAACTTATCACAGAACTTACAGAATCCGTACAATATATTACGGAAGAAAAAGATGGGAAAAAGACCCTCTTCATAGAAGGTCCATTTCTAGTTTCCGAAAAACAAAATCGTAACGGCCGCATGTACAAAGAAGAGACCATGCGTAAAGAAGTTAACCGTTATGCGGAAGAATATATAAATAAAAACCGTGCCTTTGGTGAACTTGGACATCCAGATACACCATCAATCAATCTAGATAGAGTGTCACACTTAATTGTGTCTCTTCGTCAAGAGGGAACCGATTGGATAGGCAAAGCTAAAATTCTTGACACACCAATGGGTCAGATTGCAAGAAACCTTATCGAAGGTGGTGCTCAATTAGGAGTATCTTCTAGAGGTATGGGATCTCTTAAAAATGTCAATGGTGTTAATATAGTTCAAGATGACTTCTATCTAGCCACAGCGGCGGATATTGTAGCAGATCCTTCTGCTCCTGGCGCCTTTGTGCAAGGGATCATGGAAGGTAAAGAATGGATGTTAGTAAATGGTGTTTGGACCGAAATGCATTATGAAGCGGCTCGTAAGGAATTACGTCAAGCTTCTCGCAATGAAATTGAAGCAGTAGGTCTAAAAATCTTCGAAAACTTCATTAGAAAACTATAAAATATAAATATCCAGTATAAAAATCAAGGAGATTTTCAAAAATGGGAAATTTTAATCTTACTGAAGCCGCTAAAGAAATTTTAGATGCTAACGTATCCGCTAAAAGAGGCGGTCAACAACATGGAGTCGGCGATACTGCACTAAAGGCTGATGTGGCTTATGGTTCAAAATCAGCTGGTATGATCGGTCAATCACCAGAAAAATCAACAGACGAATTACCCGATTACTTAAAGGGTGTTCCTTCTGCTACTCCTCCGGGTGCTACTCCTCCAGTCGGTTCTGAAAAAGACGGCGTTGGTGCAACTAAGCCAGAAGGACAACCACAGGAAACTCAAGGACGTACCGATTTGAGATACGTTAAGAAGCCAGACGCAGAAGATTATGAAAACATTCGTGACCGTGTAAAGTATTCTGCACCAGGACAAACTTTTGAAAAGAATCCAGGAGCTACTTTCCAGAATTACGGTGAAGATATTGAAGCAATGCTTTCTGGTGAAAACCTTTCGGAAGAATTTAAAGAAAAGGCAACAATGATTTTCGAAGCGGCTGTAACAGCTCGTGCAGAAGAAGTTATTGTTTCTATTCAACAAGACATGCAGGAACAATTTGAAATCGCAGTTGAAGAAATCAAAGAAGAACTTGCAGAAAAGGTTGATGGTTATCTAGATTATATGGTTGAAGAATGGATCAAAGAAAATGAACTTGCAATTGATTCGGGCCTAAAGGCTGAAATTGTTGAAGATTTCATTTCTGGTTTACACAACCTATTCAAAGAACATTACATTAACATTCCTGATGAAAAAGTTGATGTTGTTGAAGAATTGACAAATAAAGTTGAAGAATTAGAAGATTCACTCAATGAACAGATCAAAGATGCCGTTGAACTCCGTAAAGAGTTACACGAACACAAAAAATTTGAGGCTATTTACGCAGCATGTGAAGGCCTGACGCAGACCCAAGTAGAAAAGATGAAGTCACTTGCAGAAGGTGTAGAATTTACTACTGAGGAAGAATTTGCAGACAAACTAGAAACATTCAAAGAATCTTATTTTAAGTCGGATGTTAAAGGTGCTGACAAATCTGCTCTAGACGATGAAGTACAAATCGTAGAAGAAAAGAAACCGATTGCTGGTAGCACAGACGCAGAAATGAATGTCTATGCAAAGGCTATCTCACAAACTCTGATTAAATAAATAATAATTTTAACAGATACTAATAAGGAGATAATTAGATGTATCTAACAGAAGAACTTCAGAAAAAATGGCAGCCAATTCTGGAACATCCAGAACTAGAAACCATTAAGGACCCATACAAGAAAGCGGTTACCGCACTTGTATTGGAAAATCAACAAGCGGCTCTAAAAGAATCTCGTCAGATGCTGAACGAAGTTTCTGATCAGGGTCCGACTAACGTTGCTGGCGGCGTATCAAACTTCGATCCAATTTTGATCTCTCTTGTTCGCCGTGCATTACCTAATCTGATTGCGTATGACGTTGCTGGCGTTCAGCCAATGACTGGTCCTACCGGTTTGATCTTCGCAATGCGTGCTCGTTATCAGAACCAAACTGGTACAGAAGCTTTCTACAACGAAGCTAATACTGTATTCTCTGGTCGTACTGACGCTAACAACCCATATGGTTTCCAAGGTACTGTTGCAACCGATACCGCTAACAGCGCTATCTCCAATATCTCTGGTGCGAATACTGTATTCTCAACTGGTATTGGTATTTCAACTGCTAACGCTGAAATTTTGGGTTCTGACGCATCAGCTCAAGGTTTTGCAGAAATGGCATTCAGCATTGAAAAGGTTACTGTAACCGCTCAAAGCCGTGCATTGAAGGCAGAATACTCTCTTGAACTTGCTCAAGACCTTAAAGCTATTCATGGTCTGGATGCTGAAACTGAACTTTCTAACATCCTTTCTACTGAAATCCTTGCTGAAATCAACCGTGAAGTTATTCGTACTATCTACACTTGTGCTGTCGCAGGTGCTCAGTATGGTACTACAACTGCTGGTTACTTCGACCTTGACACCGACTCTAACGGTCGTTGGTCAGTTGAACGTTTCAAGGGTCTTATTTTCCAGATCGAACGTGATGCTAACGTAATCGCTAAGCAGACTCGTCGTGGTAAGGGTAATGTTCTTATCGTATCTTCTGACGTTGCATCTGCAATGGCAATGGCTGGTGTTCTTTCTTACACACCTGCTCTGTCTGCTGATCTACAGGTAGACGATACTGGTAACACCTTCGCTGGTATGTTACACGGCCGTATTAAGGTCTACATCGACCCATATTTCGGTGGTTATACTTCTAACCAGGAACTTGTTACAATCGGTTATAAGGGTTCTTCTCCTTATGATGCTGGTCTTTTCTACTGCCCATACGTTCCTCTACAGATGGTTCGTGCAGTTGACCAGTTCACTTTCCAACCAAAGATTGGATTCAAGACTCGTTACGGAATGGTTGCAAACCCATTCGCACAGGGACCAACCATCCCAGCAAGCTTGAACCAAACTCTGCAGCCACGCACCAACGTGTACTACAGAATCTTCGGTGTAAAGAACCTTATGTAATGATAAAATCCCCATTAAGAGGGAGTTTAGAGAGGCACTTCGGTGCCTCTTTTTTTGTCTTCTAAATAGTGGATTATAGGAGATAATCATGACTGTTTTAACTCGTACACCACAGAACACAAATTTACTACAACCTACAAAGTTTTTATTAACTTTCACTAGGATTCCAGATGTTCAGTATTTCTGTCAAGAGGTGAACATTCCTGGTGCAACTATGCCTGAAGCACAAATTCAATCACCTTTCCACAATTACACCATAGCTGGTTTAAATATTCAGTATAATTTATTGAATATTGGATTCTTAGTTGATGAATCTTTGCGTTCTTGGAGAAATATCTACAATTGGTTTCTTGCAATTTCTTCACCGGTAGGTTTTGAAGAAAGAAATAGATATCAGATGATACAAAATGGAGGAGTTTTACCTAACTTTCCAAGTTATTCTGATGCAATTTTAACCATCATGTCCAATCTAAACAACCCAATAGCACGGGTTCAATTTTACAATGCTTTTCCAACTTCTCTTTCTGATATATCATTTGACACTAAATCATCGGCAGATCACATTATTACTGCTGATGCTTCGTTCAATTATGAATATTTCGAATTTTTAGACCCTTGAATTATATTATAAATTGTGATATAATTCAGATTTAACTTATTATTATTTTATTATGGACGAAATACAAAAATTACTAGAACACTGGAAAAAAGATTCCATTGTAGATCAAACAGAACCAAGTAAGGAACTGTTAAAGATTCCTTTACTTCATAGTAAGTATCTTGAAATGCTTATCGAATATAAGATGCAAGTCAAGAAGCTTCAATTCGATTATCAAAAGATGAAAAAATTGAAGTGGGAATATTACACCGGCAAATTAGATCAAGACGATCTAGAAAAATATGGATGGGAACCTTTCCCATTTACCCTCAAATCTGACATATCTACATACTTAGAAGCTGATCAAGATTTAGTCAATATTCTAAAAAAGAAATGCGTTTATGATGAATGTGTTTCTGCGGTCGAATCAATTATGTCAGAACTCAAAAGTAGAACTTTCCAATTAAGAGATTATATTGGTTGGGAGAAATTTATCGGCGGACAATAAAAGGAGAATGAAATGTTTGATGAAAATGGTTTTTATGCCAGTATAATACCACTAATCGATAGAATTAAAGATTTGGGTAATGATATTGTTGGTTGTGAAATTGGTGTATGTGAAGGATGTAGCTTGAAGTATACATTAGAAAATGCCGATATCAAAATTATACATGCTATCGATCCATATGTGGATTTTCAAGATTTTTATGGTCGAATTGAACAAGACGTATTAGATAATTTTAAACAGAAATTTGAAGATATTCAGAATGGTTTTGAAAACAAAATCAACTTTATCCAAAAATATTCAGACGATGCAAAAGATGACATTGAAGATGATTCTTTAGATTATATTTTTATTGATGGTAATCATAGTTATGATTTTGTTTGTAGAGATATGCAGAATTATTATTCTAAAGTTAAATCTGGAGGCCTATTTGCTGGTCATGACTGGGATGTTTCGGATGTACAAAAGGCCGTAAAAGAGTTTATGGAAGCAAATAATATTCCAGAAGAAAAACTACAAATAGATCAAGATAAAATAAGGCCTTGGTCATATTGTTGGTCATGGATAAAATGACAGATATAATTGTATCAAAATACAATGAGGTTTATGCAAAGGTAAATTGCGAACGATATATTCTGAAAGAAATGTCAGAATATTTTACGTTTTATGTGCCTGGTTACAAATTCACACCAGCCTTCAGGGATAGAATTTGGGATGGAAAAATAAGACTCCTCAATTTGAGTACTGGATTAATATATCTCGGTCTACTCAGTTACATCGAAGAGTTTTGTGATGATAGAGAGTATTCATTAGACTATTCAAATGATTTGGATGTAGAAGATGAATTTTCAGTTTATCATGCTCAAAAGTTTATCGAAACATTGAATCTACATGCTTTTGGTAAAGCAATAAAACCTAGAGATTACCAGATTGATGCATTTGTTCATGCAATGCAAAGAAAGAGAACTTTACTTCTTTCTCCTACTGCTTCGGGTAAATCACTCATCATTTATATGTTGTTCAGGCAACTATTGGACTATCAAGGATTAAAAGGTCTAATAGTTGTTCCTACAACACAACTTGTAGAACAGTTATTTTCCGATTTTGTTGATTATTCTTCTGAGACAGATTTTAATGTAAATGATAACGTACATAGAATCTATCAAGGCAAAGATAAAAATACAGAAAAGAAATTAACAATCTCTACCTGGCAATCCATTTATAAGATGCCAAAGGAATACTTTGATCAATTCGACTTTGTTATTGGTGATGAGGCTCATGGTTTCAAGGCACAATCCCTAACAACAATATTAACGTCTGCAACAAAGACAAAATATCGAATAGGTCTTACAGGCACATTGGATGGAACCAAAACACATAAATTGGTTTTGGAAGGTCTTTTTGGTCCCGTAAAAAAAGTCATTACAACCAAAGAGCTCATTGATGATGGTTCGGTAGCTGATCTTGATATCAAATGTCTGGTGTTAAAACATCCAGATGATGTGTGTGAAAAGATGAATAAGTCATCTTATAAAGACGAAATAAAGTATCTCATTGAATGTGAATCTAGGAATAAATTCATTAAAAATCTTGCAGTTAGCTTAAAGAAAAACACTTTAATACTGTACTATATGGTTGATAAACATGGTAAAGTCCTGTATAATATGATACAGAATACTGAGAATCTTGGCAATAGAAAAGTATTCTTTGTTCATGGAGGAACAGAAACAGAAGATAGAGAAGAAATTAGAAGGATTATGGAGGAAGAAGATGACGCTATTGTTGTGGCTTCTTATGGTACTTTTTCTACTGGAATCAATATTCGTAATCTACACAACGTTATATTCGCATTTCCGTACAAAGCGAGAATCAAAATATTACAGTCCATTGGTAGAGGACTTAGAAAAGGTGAAGAAAAAGTAAAAGCAGTATTATATGATATTGCTGATGATATTCGATATAAAAAATATATGAATCACACTTTAAAACATTTTGTTGAAAGAGTGAAAACATATACTGATGAAAAATTCAACTTCAAAATCTACAAAATAGGTTTAAAACATGGACGAACAGATTAAGATTTTAAGACTTTCTACTGGTGAAGATATCATTTGTAGTTTTCATAAAATATCTATAGACAGTTACCTTGTTGAAGATCCTATGTTGTTGATTGTGAAATTTAAAGGAAGAGATTCTTCCGTATTAATGGAACATTGGTTACCAATTGAAGTGATCAAACATAATAGCATTCTAATCAATCCTCGTGACGTAATTACTATGTTTGATCCTAAAGATAGCTTAGCTGAATATTATCAGAATCTCATCATGAAGCTTCATAAAGCAATTGAAAGGAAAAATCAATTAGAAAACATGGAAAATCTAGATGAAATGATTGATATCATGGAAGCAATTGAAGAGTCTCAAGGACAAATACTTCATTGATCATCAACAGAGGACATACCTATTGTAACAATTTGGCAACCACCTTGTCAAGCATTATTTTATGAGAGATATAAATGACTGAAACTAAAAGAAAAAAAGAATATGTAAACAACGGAGACTTCTTGGCAGCCCTCGAGGATTACAAGCAACTAAAGAAGAAATCGATAGAAAACGACCTTCCTCCACCAAAGATTCCCAATTACATTGGTGAATGTTTCTTGAAGATTGCAGAAGGACTGTCACACAAACCCAACTTCATCAATTACACTTTCCGGGATGAAATGATTGCAGATGGTTATGAAAACTGCCTCATGTACTTTGAAAATTTTGATCCTGCAAAGAGTAAGAATCCTTTTGCATACTTCACACAAGTCATTTGGTACGCATTCCTAAGACGAATACAGAAAGAAAAGAAACAAATGTATGTCAAGTATAAAGCCACAGAACAGATGGGGATTCTTGATGAATATGAGTTGATGGAATTGGAAGAGAATGGTGGACCAAGACAATTTGAATTATATGATAATTTGTCAGAATTTATCGAAACATACGAAGAAAATAAAA